AGTCAGGATGTGCAACAAATCCTAGCTTTGATGAACCGCGCTGGGTACGATTTGATTAAAGAGTACGATTGGCAAGCGTTGGAGGTGGAGTATCGCTTTTATACAACTGCAATAACCACGACCTGCGATACTACGAATGGAACTTATTTACTTAATAACATTCCTAGTACAGCAGGGCTGGACAGCACTTATTCAATCGTTGGCACAAGCATCCCACAAGATACTTATGTTAATAATGTCATAGATTCAACTAGCTTAACTACTACCCAGTTAGCTTCTGCTACTTCTGTAGGCGGTACAGTCACATTTAGTAAGACTATTTACCCACTACCAGCAGACTACGAAACTATTACTGATAACACCCATTGGGATAAGACTAAACACTGGCAGATGCTTGGCCCATGTGATGCCCAGCAATGGCAATGGCTTAAATCAGGATATATCTCAACTGGCCCACGGGTTCGCTGGCGTATTCTTGGCAATACATTCCAAATTTGGCCTCCTTACAATACCCAAGAGTATTTAGGATTTGAGTATCGTTCTAAAGGCTGGGTAAGAAACGCCGCTGGTGATGTACTTAATAGCTTCCAAAACGATAGCGATACATCCGTATTGGATAGCGCAGTTATCGCTATTTTGACTAAACTCAAATACTTCCAAATCAAGTCATTTGATACGACTTCATTACAACAAGACTATATTCGGTACTTGAATGTGGCTAAAGCTAACGACAAAGGTTCTGCTACTTTGTCCTTTGCTCCACAACCAAGTGCTGTGCTTATTGGCTGGGCTAATATTCCCGATACTGGCTATGGGTCTTAATAATGACCGTAGCTAAAAAATTTACCGCAACAACTACTTCTGTACCCGCGCCCGTAGGTGGCTGGAATGGTAGGGATTCATTAGCTAATATGCAACCGCTAGATGCGGTACAGCTAGTTAATTGGTATCCAACCCCAACCGATGTAACAATGCGTAAAGGTTACACCGTAGTATCAGTTTTGACTACTTCTACTGGCGTAAAGACTATTAGTAGTATTACCCATGTAAACGCAGTAGCGACTTTAACTACAACAACGGCTCATGGTTTAGCCACTGGCGCGTATGTATCTATTACAGGTACAACTCCAGCAGCTTATAGCGGTGTATTTAAGATTACAGTTATTAGCACTACAGCTTTTACTTATACGATGGCTTCTACCCCAACAGGTAACGCTACAGTCGTTGGTACATACCTAAATCAAGCAACAACCCCTGTTAATACGCTAATGAATTACACCAAAACTAGCGGATATAGCTTATTTGGTGCTGCTGGCACTGATATTTGGGATACAAAACCTAATCCAGCAATTAAAGTATTTAGCGGTATTACCAGCGACAAACTGCAATCGGTCAATTTAACCAATTCAGCAGGTCATTTTTTAGTAGCTTGTAACGGTTCAGACCCTACAATGATCTACAACGGGACTTCTTGGTTCTATTTGGCAACCACAAGCACCGCGCAAACTATTAGTTCTATTACCCATGTAGGCAATGTAGCTACACTTACTACCGCTTCTCCACACAGTCTAGTAACAAACAATTATGTGACTATTACTGGCGCGACTGCAAGTGACTACAACGGTTCTTATGTTGTTACTGTAACTGGTGCTAATACCTTTACTTACACAATGGCTACAACTCCTGCGGCTGACGCTACAGTAGTGGGAAGCTATACCGTTTTGGGTATTACAGGCGTAAACTCAAATCGCTTTATCAATGTCAATTTGTTTAAAAACCGTCTTTTCTTTACTGAAAAAGATAGCCTTACTTGCTGGTATTTAGATGTAAATTCTATTGCTGGTGTAGCCCAACCCCTTTATTTTGGTGGAATTGCCCGTAATGCTGGTTATTTGCAAGCAATGGGTACTTGGACACTTGATGCTGGTCAAGGCGCGGATGACTATGCCGTATTTGTAACCAGTATGGGTGAAGTTATTGTTTATAATGGTACAGACCCTAATACTGCTGACACATGGGCATTAAAAGGCGTATGGCAATTAGGTCAAACCTTTAACCGTAGATGCTTCTTTAAGTGGTCAGGTGACCTACTTTTGCTAACTCAAGATGGTTTAGTGCCACTTTCTTCAGCTTTGCAATCTAGCCGTTTAGACCCCCGCATTAACCTAACTGACAAGATTTATTACCCTATTAGCGTTGCTGCAACCAATTACTATGACAATTTTGGATGGCAGATTAACTATTTTGCTTCTGAAAATATGTTAATTCTTAATATTCCGATTCCTAATGGAATTGAACAATATGTAATGCACACGATTACTAAGTCTTGGGCTAGATTTACCAATATTCAAGCTTATAGCTGGGAAGTGTCAGGCGATGCCGATATGCACTTTGGTGGCGATGGAACAGTAAGTACATTATTTAGTGCTTTATCTGATGATGGTAATAACATTAGCGCGACAGCCCAACAAGCCTATAGCTATTTTGATAGCGCAGGTCAATTAAAACGATTTATGATGGTTAGACCCATCCTTCAATCTACTGGAGGCGTACCAGCCGTTTTATGCGGTTTAAGCGTTGATTTTGACACTCAGTCGCAATTGGGCGCGGTATCTTTCAATCCTACTACTCAATCTGAAGGTATTTGGGATAATGCCACTTGGGATAACAATGTATGGGCGGGCGGCTTAATTACCACTAAAGTATGGCAGGGTGTAACAGGACTAGGATTTAGCGGTTCTATTAACCTTAATGCCGTAAGTCGCAATATTGAGCTACATTGGGCATCTACCGATTATGTAATGGAAAAAGGTGGCGTTCTTTAATGCGTAGGGTTACCACTGAAAACCAGCCTTATTTAAGGGGATGGATTACAGGCGTTTTAGGTACTAAATTTAGCGATTATGCGACTTTTATAGGTCAAGAAATCGATGGAGAAATAAAGGCTGTAGTGGCTTATGACAATATCTTAGATAAGTCTTGCATGATGCACACAGCCGCTATTGTGCCAAATTGGATTAGTAGGGATTTGCTGTGGGCTTGCTTCGATTACCCCTTTAACATATTGAAAGTTAAGGTTATACTAGCGTCAGTGGCTTCTACAAATGAAGAAGCGTTGAAGTTAGACCGACACCTTGGTTTTGTTGATAAAGCGTATATTGAAGATGCCCATTTGGATGGGGATTTAGTTATATTAGCTATGAGGCGTGAAAACTGTCGATGGATCGACTTAAAAACGCCTCTCAAAGGAGATTGATATGGGTGGAGGCGGTGGAATTTTAAGTCCGATTACGGATACATTGTTTGGGTCACCCCCAAGCCCTCCTCCTGCGCCTGATTATGTGGGTGCTGCACAAACTACTGCTGCTGGTAATTTAGCCGCTGCTCAAGCTGCTACTTCTGCCAATCGAGTAAGTCAATATACACCATATGGAAACCTTGTCTATAGTCAAAATGGCGTAGATTCACAAGGCAATCCTACATGGCAAGCTGTTACTAGTTTAAATGGTACAGGTCAGCAACTTTTAGATACTCAAAACCAAACCAGTTTAGGTCTTGGTCAAACTATCAATGCTCAACTTGGTAATGTTCAGCAAACAATGGGTCAGGGTTTTAACCCGCAAACAGGCCCTATTACTACCAATGCTGGTCAAGCTAATTTAAACGCTAATTATCAAACCAATCCTAACTATGCAAGCGGTATGCAAGGCTGGGATCAGGCAAATCAGATTTTGCAAGCGCGTCTACAGCCACAAATGGCTCAAGATAAAGAATCACAAGCTGCTTCCTTGGCTAATCAAGGTATTGTGCAAGGCACAAAAGCTTATGACAATGCTATGCGTACCTTTAATCAAGGTCAAAACGACTTGCTTACTAACTCACAATTAGCTGGTCAGCAAATCGGTAACTCATTGTTTAATCAAGGAATTACAGGCGGTCAGTTCTCCAATCAAGCATTGGGTCAGCAAAACGCTACAAATCAACAGCAGTTTGCTAATCAAGTTACTAATGCTAATTTGGGTAATCAAGCACAGCAACAGCAATATACCCAAGCGATGACTAACTACAATATGCCACTTAATACTTTAAGTGCTTTGCGTAGTGGCGCACAAGTTCAAAATCCTACATTCCAAAATGTACCCCAGCAAGCTACTACAAGTGGTGCTGATGTATTGGGTGCGACTACTGCGGCTGGTAACTACAACCTTGGTACTTACAATGCTAACGCTGCTCAACAAGCTGGTATGACTAGCGGATTGATGGGTCTTGGTGGCTCATTAGGTGCTGCTGCAATTATTTCTGACATTCGTACTAAAGAGCATATTAAAGAAATTGGTATGTTGCATAATGGTTTACCCGTATACGAATACGAATACAAACCTGAATGGAAATCCGAAGCAGGTCATGGCAAATTCATTGGTGTTATGGCGCACGAAGTTGAAGCGGTTATGCCTGAAGCTGTTATTACCCGACCTGATGGCTATAAGATGGTTAATTATGGAGTTCTAAATGGATAATTCATATACCAGCCAATATATGCCTAATGGTTTTGAAGATGCAAACCAACAAGGTTTAAACCCTGTTTTTCAAAATACCAATACACAGCAACAATATTTAAATCAACAGCTAGGGCAAGGCAATCAAATGTCCCAACCTACAAGTCATAGCCCTAATTTTTCAGGATTAAACCCTTTGTCTATGGCAATGGCTTTGCGTAATCAAGACCCATATGCTGCAAACAAAGGTGATCCTTATTTAAACGCTAATACTGCTATGAGCAAATATGGCGCAGGTAATGTATATGGATATGGCGGTCAAGGTCAAGTTCCAGTATGGAATGGAGAAATGTAATGGCAGATTTTAATGCAGCCCAAGCTGGCACAATGTCCCCTGAAGATTACGCTCAACAACAGGCTTTAAACCGTCAGCAACGCTTTGCTGAGATGTTGATGCAGAACAACCAACAACCACAAGGTCAAATGATTAGTGGTCGTTATGTTGCACCTTCTCCATGGCAATCATTACAAGCACCTGTAAATATGCTTTTGGGTGCTTATTTGGGCAAACAAAGCGATACCGACGCTGCTAAGTTAGCGGAAAAAATCCGTCAAGCTAAAGGTGCTAAAGAAGAAGCTATTACTAATCTAATTACTGGAACTCCTGAAAAGACTACAGAATTAGCTGGGCCTTATGCTGGTAATGTACCAATGCCTACAGCAGTAACACCAGCTACTAAACCTGATTTAGCTGCTGCTTTGCGTGAAATGAGTACCAATAACCCTTATGGTGCTGGATCAGAATACAAAGCCGCTTTAGTCGGTAATATGATTCCTAAAACACCTGAAAGTGTTACTGAATACAATATTGCAAAAGCTGATGGATTTAAAGGTACATTTAATGACTTTAAGAATCAATTAACTCCATACCAAAAAGCGGAATTAGGTTTAAGCGGTGCAAGATTAAATCTTGAACAGCAAAAAGCTGCTTTTGAAATGCAAAATGGCAAACCTTTGAATGAATCACAAGGTAAAGCTGCTGTTTTCCATAGTCAAATGGTCGGTGCAAACAATGAATTAAACAATGTTTATGCCAATGGTTTTAATCCTAACAAGCCACAAGCACAAATAACCACAAATATGGCTGGTGGGATGCTTAACTTCTTGACACCTGCTTCTTCACAACAAGCAAAACAAGCACAAAATCAATGGACTGAAGCTTATTTGCGCTTTAAAACTGGTGCTGGTACTAATGCACACGAA